AAAAAGTTTCTCCGTCACCAGACGAGCAAACCAGAGCTCCAAGACACCCTTTGGCAATTCCATCTTATGTAATGCTTTCCAGTGAAGAAAACTTTTTCTACAGCGTTCCTCATCTATCAGACATTCTAAACAAACTAGGTTTAAAAGCAGAACTAGATGGTGAACTTTACTATCACAGCATGGACTTTAACAAACTATCAAGCATCGTCTCACGAACTGTAAACATTCATCCTGAGCATCAAAGAATACAATTTCATCTCTTTGACATCGTTAATGAAGAGCCTCAGATGAAGCGCTTACTTGATTTGGAAAACCTCAAAGGTCTCCATCCTTATATCCAAGTATCTCCATTCTGGATCTGTGAATCATTAGACGAGATAATGAAAACCTATGACAGAATCATCGAGCTTGGTTATGAAGGTATAATAATTCGTCACTTTCAAGCCCCTTACGTCCGTAAACGTAGTACATACATAATGAAGTTTAAACCCAAAAAGGAAGACACTTATGAAATCACTGGCTATGTTGAGGAGAAGACCAAAGATGGAATTGCCAAAGGGTGTCTTGGAGCTCTGGTTTGCTCGTCTGGTGACGGAGAAACTTTTTCTGTCGGCACTGGATTTTCAGATGAGCAAAGAAGAACGCTATGGAAAGTACGAGACACTCTTCCTAGGTGCATTGCACGAGTTGAATATCAACATTTAAGCCCTGGTCGAAAGGTGCCTCGCTTTCCAGTGTTTGTAGAGGTGATAGAAAATGAAAGTACCTAAATGGAAAACAAAAGATGGTAAACTTATAGAGATCCATGAAATGAGTGATAAGCATCTTTTAAATAGTCAAAGATATTGTAGAAACCAAGTTTGTGGCTTTAATGATATGATAAAGACTGCAGCCCATCCTGTTTTTGCTTCTAGAGGCGATGGTGCTTGTTATGCATATGAACAAGCAGTAGAAGAAGGTTTTAAAGTAGCTAGTTCATGTAATTATATAGAACATTTTTTAGATAGAGAAGTTAAAAAACGAGGACTTATATCTCTCGAAATAAATCCTCCACTTAATTTACCTGAGATAGAAAATGTAGAATATCTTGATGAGGTACAATATTTAAACTCAAACCAAAGAAAGGAGAAAAAGCTATGAACACAACAGAAGACAATGTAGAGGGCTACAAACCTCTCCGTGAGTTCTTTATCGCTGGAGTACAATTCCATCAACTCAAAACTATCATCGACAAACTCGAAGTCGATAACTATCTTCAACTAACCCCAGAACCTACCAACAAGTTCGATCCTAATGCAGTTCGCATTGAGTGCTTTACCAATGATGGAGATGTTATGTGTGGTTATGTTCCGAAGAAGTTCAGCAGTGAAATAGCTGCTTCTATAGAAGCTGGCTTCACACTCGAATGTACTATCACCGAACTCAACAAGAATGCTAAACCTTGGGAACAGTGTAAAGTTTCTATTAAGGAGGTAATAGAATAAAAAATGAAAAAACTATAAGATTTTTTATAGCTTTACTATTAACCCCAGTTCTAGTCCCTTTGTTTCTAATAGTATGGTTTATAGGAATCTCAATAGCTTGTCTTTTATCTTTATCAGCGATGGAGGATTTGAAATAAACCTTTCAAGAAAGGAAAATAAGATGAAAACTGTCTACTGTGCTCAATGTGGGACTCGGTTAGAAGTATTCAGGAAAGCATTAAAAGGCTACGGACGTATCATAGATCTCATCCAACCTCATAAATGCCCTGAGGAACCAATCGAGCTTGACTTAACTCCTACTGAAATCCCTGTCAAGTCACCTGAAGGAAAGTTCGTCCAAAACTTGGATATTCTGCGTCCGTCTAACACTCCTTCCGTTTCAACAGCTGACTTCCGTGACAGAAGAACGGAAGTTAAATCAACTGCACCTGCTTCACTCTTAGACCAAATAAAGCTGCAAAATCCATCTATACCAGAAAATGACATTTCGAGTGAACCTGAAGGAGGTGAATAACTAATGGCTAAGGTCTACATAGTAAACAAATCTAATCACGATTTCTCTGCAGCCAGAAAGTATGGAGACCTTGTATTTCTTAGCGAAGGTCCTATGAATCGCTATAGCACTAACAACATGATGAGGGTGTTTACTGAGAAAATGAAGGATTCAACTCCTGACGATTACATAGTTCCATGCTCACTAAACGTCATGAACTCTATTGCCTGTGCTATCTTCGCTTTCAAGCATGGAGCTTTGAATCTTCTTTTGTTCAAGGAAGGTAGTTACATTGAGAGAAACCATATACTCTGGAAGGGAGGTAATTAAGCTGAGTGATAAAACTATATTAGAAACTAATTTCGCAGATATAGAAATTAAATATATAGCATATTTGCTTAATAAAGGTATACCTATAGAGGAGGTGATTAACTATGGTAACAGAGAGGACTCTAAGAATATGGAGGAAGGAAGCGCTTAAAGTAAAAAGTTATCAAGACACTGATGAACCTATTAGAAAATTATATCACTTTTCAAATCGCATCCTTCGAATGACTCAAGAGTTGATGGACATACACTTAATGAAAAGGAAATAAGAAATGCCAATACCTAGTGATCCAACTTGGGAAATAAAAGACTCATCAAAACTCGACACTTGGATACGCTGTAAACGCTGGTACTTCTTCGAATACATCTTAGGCTGGCGTCTTGATATGCCTGCTCAAGACTTACACTTCGGTGAAGCCTGGCATCATGGCAGAGAACATCAGCTTCTCAATGGCTATGAGGACATCCAAGGTGCTTTTGAAGAGTTTGAAACCTGCTACCGTAAACACTTTCACCCAGACACAGATCACATCTACACACCTAAAACTCCAGCAGGTGCTCTCGCTGGCTATCTTACCTTTGCTACTCAATATCCTAGAGACTTAATCGACAATGAAGTTGTTGAACTAGACGGTGTTAAGATGACTGAAATCTCAGGTAAAGTTCCTATTAGCGAAAAGCGGTTCCTCTACTATCGCATGGACTCTATCATGAGACGAAGAGAAGACGGAAAGATATTCTCTTGGGATCATAAGTCTTCTACAGAAAAGTGGATCAACAATAGAATCTGGTCTGATGGGTTTTATCTTGGTCTCCAGAACGGAACTTACACTCATTGTCTCTACTGCCTATTTCCTATAGAAGAAGTACTCGGAATAGAGTTCTGCGGAGCTGGCTTTGCTTACCTCAAACGTGGATCTTCACAACGCTCTCAAGGTTACCACTGCTCTCTACGTCGTGTCTCTGCGTTCAAAACACCTGACCAGATGAACAACTGGCTCTGGCATGTGAATAACTATCTCGATGAAATAGATCGAGAAATGGATCGCTTGACTCACTGCTCTGAATCTGATCCTGTAATGATGTGCTTTCCAATGAATCCAGTCTCATGCACAGCATTCCGTGGTTGTCCTTACCACGACTTTTGCATGAGTTGGCAAAATCCGCTTCAAAACGCTTACGAGCCACCTCTTGGATTCAAGGTAGACCGCTGGGATCCTTCAGCAATGGACACTAATGTTAAGAAAGACTTAACGTGGAAAGGAAGTGAATAACTAATGGCTTACGACTATAAAAAAGAACTAGAAAAAGTAAAAGAATACTATCAACAAGACCCACTTCAAAAACGCTTCTCTGCTCTTGTAACTGGAGAAACTAACGCTGGGAAAACTTACCTACTCCGAACTGCTCGCTTCCCAGTCCACATAGATTCCTTCGACCCTGGTGGAACAAAGTGCTTACGTGACTTGATAGAAAAAGGAGACGTAATCGCTGATACGCAGTGGGAAGCTGATGACCCATTCTCTCCTGATACCTTTGCTAAATGGAAAAGATCCGTTGACATCAGGATGAAGATCGGTTACTTCGACCATGTAGGAACTTACTGCCTCGACAGTGCTACAACCTTCGGAGATGCAGTAATGAACTATCAACTCGCTTCTCGTAACCGTGCTGGAGAAGCACCTCAACACCGTCATGACTATAATCCACAGAAAGTAGAAATGACAAACTACATTAAAAAACTTATGCGTCTCCCATGTGACTTCATAATGACTGGCCATCTTCGGGAGATTAAAAAAGTACTTCGTATAGATCCTAAAACTGGGGTAGTGTCAGAGGACATAAAATACCGCTTTTTCACAACTGGTCAAGCCGTGGTAACTATCCCTCTTCTCTTCGACGAGATATATGTAATAATTGGGAAAGGAGGTGGTGCAGGTAGAGAGCCAAAGCGCGAAATGCTCATTGATTCTCTCGGTGAGTACATCGCTAGATCTAGACTAAAAGCAAATGGGAAACTAAACGCAGTCGAACCACCTGACATTCGTGCTTTGTTGTTTAAAGCAGGTCTCGACTGGAAAGACAAAACCAAACTAAATCTAAAAGGAGATTAAAATGTCACTAGTAGATTATTCAAGCTTGGAAAAAGAAATTGAAGATGCTCCGGAACCAAAAATCCTTCCTACCGGCTCCGAAGTCCGCATTCGCATAGTTGCAGTCCGTGAAGGTATGAGTGACAAGAATGGCGCTGGATTCTTCATGCCTATGTTCGACTGCCCTGACGATCCTATGGTAATCGAGTTTAACGACTTCTTCTGGGATCTCGCTGATGCATCAAAGATTGATCCTAAGCAAGTCCAACGTGGTCTGCATAAGTTCAAAACCTTTGCTGATTCTATTGGACTTGACTACTCACGACCTTTCAACTGGATGGACGATCTACCGGGTATGGAAGGTTGGGCTATCCTTGGCATACGCAAGAGCGAAGAATACGGAGATAGTAATACTATCAAAAAGTATATAGCTGTGAGATAAAACTATGGGAATCATTCTTTTGAAGCGGTAATTGAAGAGCCATATTGTCTTTGTCAGGACACTTTGGATTGAGAATGGTTCCCATTAGTCCATCCAAAAATCAAACAAACTGGAGGTAAACTATGACCAACGATGAGTTCCAACTTCACATGCAAGACTCTTTCCTTCGCAGTCGTAGAACTTTAGCTAAAAAAGAAAAGGAATACTCTGAAGGTATCGACCGCTTAGATCAATTCAAGAAAGCCGGAATCCTTAACAACGTCTCACCTACTGAATCCCTCTGGGGCATGGCTACTAAACACGTTACTTCAATAGCAGACATGGTGAAAGATCCCACATCGTACAATTTAAAAATCTGGCGAGAAAAACTTGGCGATCTTCGCAATTATACGATACTCTGCGAAGCTCTACTCTCTGACCTCGGTGTAAAGTAATGACTAAATACATTCAATCTATATGTTACAACTGCGACTCTCGGTGTTGGAGACCTGGACAATCTGTCTACCTCAATGCTGAGGGTCGTTGCACTTCATGTGGGAGATTTGTCATGGAACCTAAGAAAAATTACTATAATGAAACTTTAAAGCGCTGGGATACTTATTTCCATAAACTCTGCGTTGCCGTGGCAAGTAAATCACCCTGCATGTCTCGCAGAATAGGCGCTATCTTGGTAAAAGACAATATACTTATCTCAACAGGCTACAACGGCCCTCCTCGTGGTTATCCTCATTGTTTAAGTTGTCCACGGAAAGCTGAGGGCTTCAAATCTGGAGAAGGCCTCCATCTATGCCCTGCAACTCATGCTGAGGCTAACTGCATTGCAACTGCTGCAAGAAGCGGAGTCTCAGTCTTTCACTCAACACTCTACATGAATTGCATTGTGCCTTGTAAAGACTGCATGGCTTTACTTATCAATGCTGGAGTTCGTGAAATAGTAATTAATGAACTCGAACCTTACCACGAGATGTCATTAAAGATGGCAGGAATAGCTAACATTAAACTAAGGGAGTTTGTAAAATGAAAATCTTATATGCAGCTGAAGAAGGTGGAAAATGGCATCCTTGGCATATAGCAGTTCCAGGAAACAAAGTATTCGCTATCTGCCTATCAGATGGAACTATTTGGGATGAGGTGATTGGTGTATATGACCTAAATACAATGTCAAAAGATGAATTTAAAAAACTATTCAAAGGAGAACACTTAAGATGAGAATACTGATATTAGGTTCTGACGGATACATCGGATACCCTCTAACTCTCCACCTACTCAAAAAAGGTCACACTATAGCCGGTCTCGACAACTTATCACGTCGAGCTCGTATAAAAAATCTTGGTGGAAACTCACTAACTCCAATCGAAGAGCCTTCAATGCGTGAGGCTTATCTAAAATCTACTTTCATTAAATACTACGGACGTTCAACTTGGACATTGCATGAGTTTAGTTATCCTAATGTCATAAATATGTTAGATAACTTCAAACCAGATGCTATAGTTCATCTTGCAGAACAACCATCTGCACCATGGTCTATGAAGCAATGGGGCTTTGCAACTCAGACTCAGCTTCAAAATATAATAGGTACACTTCAACTCCTCTGGGCAATCCATAAGCAGTGTCCTGAAGCTCACTTGGTCAAACTTGGCACTATGGGTGAGTACGGAACTCCCAACTGTGACATACCTGAAGGTAGGATACCTGAAGAATGTATTGCAGGTCACATTATAGATATGTGCCCAGAAACCTTTTCACCAGCATTAAAATGCCCTATGTCCGGCCTTATCTTCCCTCGCACTGCTGGCTCTTTCTATCACCTAACCAAAGTCCATGACACTCTCAACATCGAGTTCGCTTGCCGTAACTGGGGTCTCCGCTCCACGGACATAATGCAGGGTGTGCTATTCGGTCTTGTAGGTGAAACACACGAACTAACTCGCTTCGACTACGACGAATACTTTGGTACTGCAATAAATCGTTTCTGTGCTCAAGCTCTTTGTGGTATGCCTCTTACAGTCTACGGCAAAGGCAATCAGACTCGTGGCTTTCTACCACTCAAAGACTCTCTACAATGTTTAACTCTCGCCCTCGAACAACCACCTAAACTCGGTGAGTATCGTACTCTTAACCAGTTCGAGAACATCTACAAAATAAATGATCTTGCAACTATGGTGTGCAAAGCTGCTGATCAACTTGGAATTGGAGCTAAAATAAACCACATCCCTAATCCTCGTCTTGAGGCTGAGAATCACTACTACAACCCAGATCATCAAAATCTATTCAACATGGGCTATGAACCCACAACAGATATTCAAAATGAGATCCTACAATTATTGGACAAGCTTTTGCCATTTTCAGATAGAATAATAAAAGATGTAATAATGCCTGTGACTAACTGGAGGTAACAATGAAAGCATCTGAAGACTACCGCCCTCGCTTTATCTTTGAAATAACTGAAGAACAAAAGCAGAGGGCAGATCGTTATTTATCAACCTATGGCTTACGCAAAGCTGTATTCGGACGCTTACTCGATGAAGTCCTTGATCTAGTAGAAGAATACGGAGGTATGACTATAGGCATAATCATGGACAAAAACATCAGACCAAGGGAGATAATCCCTTCTATGAAATCTGTGGAGGAGGTAGGTAAGAAATGAAAAAATACAGAAAAATACCAGTTGAAATCGAAGCAACACAAATAACAAAGGAATGGTTTACAAAGGATCACCCAAATCCATTACATCCTGTATCAAAGGATAGAGAAATAATTATTGATCCTATAAGCCAGCATGTTCAAATTCATACACTTGAGGGCGTAATGATTGGCAATATAGGTGACTATATTATCAAGGGTGTTAAGGGTGAACTTTATCCTTGCAAGCCTGATATTTTTAAACTAACCTACGAAGCCGTTTAAGACTGGATAAGAGGGAGAAGAAATGAAATGTTTATTCTGTGGTAGAGAAATAACAGAAGGTATGAAGGAATATAGTTTATTCGTAGAAGGTGAATACAACCTCGCTTGTATCACCTGCTTCATGCTCACTAAAATAGTCGAACTTCTGGAGGTAATAAAAGATGACAACGATAGACGACCTAAACTACAAGTCAATCACGGAGATGACACAGGACGAGGCATTAGACTTGATAAGGCAAATTAGACTCAGCAGACTAACACCTAAAAAGAAAACTAAGCCTACAAAAAGAAAATCAAAAGCTGTACCTAAAGTAAATGCAGATCAAGCAGCTGAACTATTAAAACTTCTCGGAGGTAACTAATCATGTCTAAATATATGAAAAAACCTATAGTAATTGAGGCATTTCAATTAACAGTAGAAAATATAGAAGATCTTGAAAGTTGGTGTGGTGGATCTATCAAGGGAATTCTACTTTCTATAAATCAAAGAGTAATAGATATAAATACTCCTGAGGGAGAGATACGTGCTAATATGGGAGACTTTATAATCAAAGGTATTAAAGGTGAGTTCTACCCATGCAAACCTGATATATTTAAACTTACTTATGATAAAGTGGAGGTTGACTAATGACTATTAACGTAGGCACTGTAGCTATGATACCCTTAGACTCTATAACAATAACTAACCGCGCTCGTGAAGTAATGGGAGACTTAACTCCAATGGAAGAGGATATGAAAGCTTCTGGATTAATCTCTCCCTTAACCGTAAAAGATAACAAAAATGGAACCTTCTTACTCCTCGCAGGAGAGCGCCGTTATACAGTGTTAAAGAAAAACGAAATCACTTCAATTCCAGTCCGTATCTACAAACGTGAGTTGACTCAGCTAGAAATGAAAATAATTGAGAAGTCTGAAAACTTTCATCGTAAAGACTTTGAATTTTGGGAGTTAGATAAACTAACAACTGAAATCCACAGGATGAAACAAGAACTCCATGGTGTTAAAGCTCCAGGCCCTGACCAAGATGGCTGGGGAACTCGTGATACTGCGGAAATGATTGGAGCTAAATCTCCCTCCGCTGTCGTCGACTCTGTTAAACGAGCTGAAGCCCGTGAAGCTTTCCCTGAACTATTTGAAAAGTGCAAGTCTGCCTCTGATGCCTCCAAAGTCCTCAAAAATCTCAACGAGTCAATGATTAAGGAAGTTATTGCAAAGAAACTTGAAAACCAAAAAACTAACGCTACTTTCACTAGCGTTGCAAAGTGCTACATTGTAAAAGACTTCTTCGAAGGTGTGAAAGACATCCCAGATGAACACTTTCACCTTGTAGAAATAGACCCACCTTACGCTATTGATCTTAAGAAAAAGAAAAAGAGCGAAGGTGAATCGCAGTATGTTAAAGATCACTACAACGAAATAGACACTGAACATTATCAAGTTTTCCTATCCAACCTATTCGCAGAATGTTATCGAGTAATGACTGAACACTCATGGCTTATCTGCTGGTTCGCTCCTGAACCTTGGTTCGAAGTTATCTTTCGTGAACTTAACAACGCTGGCTTCTCAACCTCTCGAATGTGTGGTATCTGGACTAAACCTTCAGGCCAAACTATGCAGCCTCAAACTCGTCTCGCTAACTCCTACGAGATGTTCTTTTACGCTTGGAAAGGACGTCCAGTGTTAAACAAAGCAGGACGCACAAACACTTTCAACTTCTCCCCAGTCTCTCCTAACCAAAAGACTCATCCCACAGAACGTCCAATTGAGTTAACCACTGAACTTTACGAAACCTTTGCTTTCCCAGGCTCTCGTGTCTTAATCCCTTTCCTTGGCTCAGGCAACGGAATCATTAGTGCCAACGAACTTGGAATGTCTCCTATTGGATTTGAACTAAGCAAAGCCTACAGAGACTCATTCCTAGTCAAATGCAATTCTTTATTTAACGTATAAGTCTGTCCAAATTCCGCATAAACTTACAATAATTGGAGCTTAACTATGAAAAAGAATATTACTCCCATAAGTTCATATAGAATATTTAAAAGAAGCTATCTACCTAATGAATTACTTGGTGAAATAACTACATTAATTAATTCAGATGATTACTGTGATTATGTATTTATAGCTAATGGAAATATTAGATCAGTAAGAATAGGATCAGAAGATTCTAGTATAAGATATGGAGATGTTCTCTATCTACTCGAATTAGCAAAGCTAGATATTATGGAGGTAAATCAATGAAAGCTAAATACATATATACTCTTGAAGTAACTTTAGTCTTAACTCGAAGAGAAACTGATTGGCTAAAGTCTGTAATGCAGAATCCTCTTACAGAACCAGAGACAAAAACTGATAGAGAAATGAGAAAGATAATCTGGGACACTTTAGATAACGGAGAAAAAAACTGTGAAAAAAGCAACCTACGTTCCACCTTGGGGAAATCTCGAGGCTAAGCTAGGAATCTGCTGTGAACAGCCTGGTAAGAGTGAAATCTTCTCTCGGCCTCGTAAGCCACTTGTTGGTAAAACTGGACAAAGCTTCGACGACTGCTTACGTTTAACTAAGACTATCCGCAGTAATCTCTACTTAACAAACGTAATCAAAGATCTTGATCATCCACTTAGATACTACATAAACATAAGCAGTCAAGGCAAAAGCACTATTAGTCAAGAAGGCTATGAATACATCCAAGCACTTGCATCTGAACTAAAAGCACTAAACCTAAACTGTGTCCTCGCTTGTGGAAACGTTGCACTCCTCGCTCTAACAAACAGAGTCGGAGTAACTAAATGGCGTGGCTCTGTACTCGAATCTACCATTGTACCTGGATTAAAAGTAATCCCTACTTTCCATCCATCTACCTTTACTCCACCTAAAAATTTCAGCTTCTTAAACAAACCCTTATTCGTCACTGACTTACTAAAGGCTAAAGATGAGTCTGAGTTTCCTGAGATCAGAAGAATGGCAAGAAACTGCATTACTCGACCAGATTTTAACTATGCAACGAATATACTCAATTACTGCTATGAAGTTGGCCGTAGAGGACAATCCATTGCTGTTGACCTTGAAGTTATTAATGGTGAAGTGGATTGCTTCTCAGTTGGCTGGTCTAATACACAAGCTGCCTGTATCCCATTCCGTGATTATCAAGGTAGCTATTTCAATCCTGATCAAGAGCTTGAGATTATGCTGCTCTTCGCCAGAATTATACAGGATGAAGGAATAGCTAAATGCGGTGCTAACTACATCTTCGACATGCAGTTTCTATTCCGCAAGTATGGAATTGCATCTCGTGGAATAAACAACTGTACTCAAATAGCACAAAAGATAACCTATCCAGACTTCTCCGCTGGCCTTGCCTTTGTAACATCTATGTATACTGACATTCCTTATTACAAAGAAGATGGAAAACAGTGGATGAAGATGGGTGCTGGTTCATGGGAAGAGTGGTGGAACTACAATGCAATGGATTCTATAGTTCCACTTGAAGCGCTTCCAAAACAGTTCCAAACTATCCGTAAACAACAGAATGAAGAAATCTATGAACGTCATAGACGTTTACAAGAACCTCTAATATACATGTCAGAGCGTGGAATTAAAGTAGACGTAAACGGCATGGTTGAGCATAAGAAAGACCAAGAAGACAAACTAACCTCACTCGCTGACGAACTTGACGATGTCGTAGGCTATCATATAAACTACAACTCACCTCAACAGTTAATGAAATACTTCTACGACGAGTGTGGTCTTTCTCCTTACAAAAAGAAGAATTCAAGAGGTGAATATAAACCGACTACGGACGTAGACGCACTCAAACGCATCTCACGTAAAGATGAGAAAGGTTCTCAAGCTGCTCAAATAATGCTTGACATCCGTGGACTTAGCAAGCGTTGCTCTACATACTTAAATGTAGGAAAGGTGGATTTAGATGGAAGATACAGAAGTTCATACAAGCCAGTGGGAACTGAGACTGGACGGCTCAGTAGTGGCGAAACTATCTTTGGGACTGGAGGTAATCAACAAAATTGGCCTCATGACCTCCTTCGATTCTTCCTCTTTGATGAAGGATATATCGGATACAGCTTTGACCTTAGTCAAATCGAGAATCGTATCGTCGCTTATGTTGGAGGAGTCCTGCCACAAATCGAAGCCTTCGAAAACCAAATAGACCTCCACCGTATGACTGCTTCAGTAATCTTCTCTAAACCCTACGATCAGATATCTGACAAAGATGGTTCTAGCAACCTCGGCGATGGTAGACAGTCAGAACGCTTCTGGGGAAAGAAAGGAAACCATGCAATTAACTACGATGTAGGCTTTAAAACCTTCGCTTTGAAAAACGAACTACGTGAAGGTGAGGCTAAATATCTACTAGAAACTATCCACCGTGGCTATCCTCAGATCCGTGGAGGTTATCATAAAGTTATCCAAAACATGCTTTTGAAAGACAGAACTATCACAAATCTCTTCAACCGTAAGCGCTTGTTTCTAGGCCCTGTAACTCCATCACCTCCTCTAATACCAAAAGGTGCTTGCTTAAACACACTCCGTGAGGCCCTCGCACAGCTTCCACAAAGCACTTGCGCTGACAAGATAAACGAACACGGATTGCTTTACATCTATGAAAATCAAGCGATATTCAAACCAACTGAGCTTCTCACACAGATACATGACTCTATCGTATTCCAGATTCATCAATCTCTCCCATTAATAGAACATGCTAAGATCCTTTTAGCAGTAAAAGCTTCACTCGAACAACCTCTCTACTGGCATGAAAGAGAAATTCAAACACCTTGTGATCTCTGCATAGGCTTCAATATGTGTAAGAAAGAAATGAAAGAATTAAAAAGCAAAGAGATCTCCTCCAAACCTGAAAAACTCGCTGAAGACCTAAACCAGATAATAGAAAATCTACGAGGCTCTAACTAATGCACAGACGGAATCTACCTGACTGGCTCGAAGGATTCATGCTCTTAACTGAAGAGTCTGAGCCTCCTGTTCTATATCGCAAGTGGTCTGCAATTTCTGCTATCGCCAGTGCACTCCAACGTAAGACTAAAATAAGCCTTGGGATCTCACTAACCGTTTACCCAAACTTCTACATTGTCTTAGTAGGTCCTTCAGCTACTGGCAAAGGCACTGCTATGAAATTCGCTTATGATATTATAAGCCAGATACCTAACATCAAGCTTACTGCTCAAGCTACGTCACGTCAAGCCCTCATCCGTAGAATGAAAGAAGTAAACTTAACTGACACTGACTTAGAAACTAGCAAGCAACTATACCACTCGTCTATAACAGTCTTCTCCAACGAGTTCACCGTCTTCCTCGGCTATCAAGAACGTGAACTAATCGCTAATCTCTGCGACTGGTACGACTGTCACAATGTCTGGACTTATGACACTATCTCACGAGACAGAGAAAAAATCGTAGGCTGCTGGGTAAACATTATAGGAGGAACTACACCTGAAAATATTCAAGAAAGTTTACCTGAAAAAGCTATTGGCTCTGGTCTAACTTCACGAATTATCTTTGTTAATGAAGATAAGAGAAGTAAAGTAGTAGTCTTCCACTCAGCAGCCCAACGTGAACTTGAATTACAACAACACTTAATACATGATCTTGAAGCAATCAACTTAATGACAGGAACGTTTAACTTCAGCAGTGATGCTATAGACTACTACACCTCATGGTGCTATGAAGCTGCCAGCAATCCACCTTTCCATGACACTAAATTTGACGGATACTGTGGACGTAGACGGAACCATTTACTATCTCTCTCAATGGTTTGTAGTGCAAGTCGAGATAACGAACTCGTTGTCTTGAAAGATGACCTTGAGCGTGCTGATGTATTGCTTAAGGAAGTAGAAGTTAAAATGGGAACTGTCTTCCGTGGAATGGGAAAGAGTAACATAGCAGCTTTAATCAACGATACTATAATATTTATGGAGAATAGTTTTATAAGAGAAATTCCAATGTGGCAGTTTGCAAGACGCTTTGAAGGACAAATGGATAAGTTTACTATGGATAGGGTTCTAGACACACTTGCTGCATCTAGATACATTGAAGTGATTAAAATCCCTGGGCAGGGTGAGACGATTAAAATTTTAGACCGTCCAAAAATCGAACGTACTAATCAGGCTTCTCAGGCGATCTCCGAAGACGACCAACCTCATTCAGAAAATTCTCAGTGATTACTCCACCAGCGCTATCAACTATTGCCATCTCACGCTGTATGTCTTTTCTATCTAATGGACTCAAACTCTCCCACCTATGATAGAATACTTTGGCTCTAGCTTTGGTATCAAGACCTTTCAATCGTAGCCAGAAAGATCTGTTCTTAAGATCTTTTATCTCAACGCTATACCTAAAGCGCTCAAATAATCTATCAACTACATCTAGATCTTTGAAACTTCTAATATACTCACCTATTTCCTTCTTCGAAGTATTCTTCTGATACAGATAACCATCGACTCTTAAATCAAGTCCTCTATTCTGCACCATTACGTCTAGCTCACTTGCTTGCTTAGCTTTCTCTATACTACTCGCATACTGTGAGTAAGGATTAGTTATTCCAAAGAATCTTCGGATAATAGGTTTCTTCGCTAATACCTCAGCTAAATGCTTCTCACTCATATCCTTAGGCATATCACCGAACATAGCTTTATAACCTTCACCTAAAAGATAAGACCACATAGTTCCTTTTGTTGTAAGTTCCTCAACTGCATACCTCATCCGTTCAGGTGAAAGCTCAGTCTTTGCACCTACATCTTTATAAAACTCTGGAGTCAGATAACTATATTCCTCACTACTAAACGGATAACTAAATGGCTTGTCAGTCTTCTTCCATATATCTTCATTTAACCAGAAGTCTTTATTAGTAACATAGCCAAGCAGAGCACTCAAAAACGGAGGCATCTCAGTCACACCAGTTGGGCTAAACTCCTTCAATGAATCAACTACTCTATCCACATCAATCTCATTCCCTAACCACTTATCAGTGCAAGCCTCAAAGAATGTTTTGAAGAACTTCTGACTTGGATCTAATGGCATCTTAAGATACGGATATCTCATCTGTCCATGGCTGTCTTCAAAGCCAAACTCATCACCAAGTGGGATACAGATATTATTCTGCATATCTATATTACCCTGCAGTGCTTCCTTTGTCTTAGGACTCATCTTACCCATTGCTATGGTAAGCCCACTTACAGCAGCTGCAAACTGTGCCATTTTATATGTAGAAGCTATAGGGTTATCTTTAAAAGCTCTAAACAAACCTCTCCCACCTTGCACAGCTGCATTAAAGTAAGGAAGCCCATTATCGAAAGCTTTAACTGCCCAACCTCCTTGTCCAAAGTCCATGTAATCACGAGCAGTGAATGTAGCTTCATCGGTTATCTCTTTATTCTTTCTCGCTTCCTCCATACTCAACTTACGCTCCTTAGCCCTACGTCTTATCACGCTCTCACGTATTGAAAGTCTAGTCATTATCTCAGACGTCTCACCTAAATAACCAAGGAAGTCAAGTACCTTATCAGCCTTACCCTCAAGATGCCTACCTCGTTGAAACAATCTACCTTGATGTACTAAGAACTCCATCCCTCCACCTTCATTAATATAATCCTCATAACGACCTTTTCTTAACAAGGCATCACTGAATGTAGTTACCAAGTCTCTCGTCATCTGCATACCATATATAGGTGCATGAGAACTATAAAGAGGTTTCCAGTTCTCTCCTTCAAACACTCTAGCTGCATACCAAATATGCATTACGTCTCTTGGTAAATTAGCTAATGCAAAGCCCCAGTTAATTCCAGTAGCCATCATTCTAAGTACTGGTGCTCCACTTATCCATCTTACAAGCTGACCTAAACGATAGCTCATATCTGGGCTACTATTAATCCATTCCTTAGACATCTCCTTAGATAGATAAACAGCTTTACGTTTTCCATCTTTAAATACAAAGATTCTACTCCAACCACTTGGTATTGGCTCGTCTCCTTTAACCCTTGCAAAAGAATTCAGTGGATCTCTCTCTGCTAAATCAAGTAATGATAAACCAGCTTTGTTATTAAGTATACGTCCATAAGCTCTATTAAATGTCTCAAGAGCCATGATCTCACTTGACGGCTCATAGATATCAGTCTCACGGCCTCGGGCTAATGACTCAACCCCTGAATCATAAACAGTCATTCTTTTCTTACCTACTTTAGCCCTATAACGCTGATCGAAGATGTTAACTAACTTTGTCTTACGATAGTAATGTGAAGCTAATTCACCACGCTCTGCTTCAGATATAAGCCCTGCTTCATACATATCCTCCACAGCTTGTGTCATATAGTTATCATATGCTTTAGCTCGGCTCATTAAAAGTTCTGCTCTCTCACCAGTCAGATCCTCAAGACCATTTACATCTTTATACCTATAAGTCTCTATAAACCTAACAAAGTCCTCAAGCTTTAACGGAAACTTATATTGCTTTTCACTCTTATACCCACCTATGTCTTTCATCCTCAGTGATAAAATTAAGTCATCTAAAATCTTCTTCTCATTACCTGAAAGCCCACCGAAGACTTCATTTTGCATCTGCTTAAGTTTCCTCGCTGCTAATGACGAAGAGCCTCTTGTAAGCACCATCTTCTGCACAATTCTATAACCTTCATCACCTAGTTTCATAAGCATTTGCTTTCTAATATTCCCTGACTTATCTACCAATGCAGTAACGGCTTCTTCCTTAGTCATTTTTGCAGCTTCTTTTGGTTTAAAAGCTTTCATACCACGAGCTTTTGATGTATAGTCAGCTACACGCTTAGCGCTTTTAATTACTTCTCTTGGGTCTATTCCTGAAAAAAGCTTTACACCTTCTTCTCTCAATCCTTTAGTATATTCCTTAGGATCTGTGTAAATATCTGGATAACGTAAATGCTCACCTTTCTTTATCTTAAATCCTTCTTCAGCATTCTTTATTGACTTCATTAATTTTTCTCTGCTAGCACCAAAAGTTGCTAACGTTGTTTCTGGAGGGTCTAACTTTGGGTCTATCAACATACCATACCAAGCCATCCCATCTTCAAATCCGAGAAGTCTAAGTCCAAATTCTTTAGCCAGCTCAGCAGCTTTCCTCGCTTCACCTGTGAGTTCAGAGATAGGAATCTGTGAATGTACTTTAGGTCCATCTTCTGTAGGATCTATCTTTCTCCTCCTAATAACATCACCTTTTCTCACTTCAGCTATGTCCAAATCCCTTAACCACCGCGAAGCTTCATCTACAGTCTCCTTCCACTGCATAAAGTCTACACCTGTTAAAAACTCACCTCGGAGTTCCTCAGCACGTTCACTAAGCATACTCATCATCTTACGTATCTGATCTATGTTAACTCTCTTATCACCATGAAAAAACCTATTCCCATCATTGATGAGCTTTTGAACAAAAAGATCTGGGTCACTCTCTATCGATGCAGATCTAACAGGATCATTGTATACCTTCATGTAAGCTACAGTTGTCTCCTTATCTTGATGAAAGGGACTTTTCTCTCCACGCATTTCAGGTAGATCAACTCCTGTCTTACGGTCTACTTCAGTCACAGGTTCGTTAGATCGGTCTGGTTCTGGAATAGTTTGTTCAATTTTTGTACGCTCTGGATATATTTTCTTTATCACTTCATCAGCAAACATATCAGCAACTTTAGATATCTGCTTTACTGTAGCTCCCTTACGAAATGCTTTATCTATCTTTGGCATAAAGTCTTCAGTATATTCAGGTCTAAGAAACAAATCCTGAAATGATTCATCTGTAAGTCTGGCCTTTTTTCTAACTTTAAGCAAAAATAAATTTCTAGCATCAAACTGACTTTTCAATCCTTTCTTTTCTATACCATCAATAGCAAAATCTATAATTGACTCAGGAGTTACTTTTTCTTTAACTTTCTTCTTCGGCTTAACCTTAACAGGTTTAGGACCTTTCGCTGGGTAAGTTGCTTTAGGTACTATCTCTACAGACCCTGGTTCTATTTCAGTCCGTTCAAAATCCGTATGAACTTTTCCTTTCTCAGCTGCACGCTTAACAAAGTGATTACTTACTGGTAATCTATCTTTATCATACCATTGATCTCCAGATTTAAAATAATAGTTTCCTTTCTTACTAGTAAACTCATACTCAGGCTTGATATCTTCAGAAAGCCTCTCACCAAGTGCAATTTGTATATCTCTTTTCTTCGCTTTCTCAAGCCCAGTGCTAGTAATAGGTCTCATTTTAGCTTTAGCAATTTCCTCAGCTTGCCTTGCTTGTTCTTCATGGATTAAAGAGTCTTCCTCAAACCGCTTTGCAATCTCTGCAGCACGTAACTCAACTTGCTGCTTCTTAGCACCAAGAGCTAACTCCTCAGTCCTACGAAGTATTTCATCAGGGATAGCTTGAACCTTCTGTTCCACCTCAGCTATCTCATTAGCCTCTTTAACAACACTACCAATCTCCTCAGCAAATCTCCCTCTAGATCCACCATGGTAAGCTAAAGCCATAGTCATAAATCCAAGTGCATCGCCAGTAAACTTTAACGCACCTTGAACATTAGGATGGTCTTTGAAAACTTCTAATGTAGATAACTTCTGACCAGCCATTGATGGGACTGTTAAGGGAACTAAAGCTACTTGCAATGCAGTCTGTGCTTCTGGAGTAATCTCACCTAGCATAGCTTTCTTTGCTGGCTCAAAGAACTCCATTGACTTCTGCATTTCCATTGAAGCTGTGTCATAAAGATCATTAAGTGTAAGATCTCCAGTCTGTTCCCAGACAGGTTTTAGTGGATTGAAGTTTGTTATAAAAGCATCTATGCTTTGACGTAAAGTTCCGCTTGCTGCAGATAGCATTCCAGTTGCAAATCCAGGAAGAGAAAGCAAAAAGTCAAATCCACCTTGAGCTATCCCCAACCAACCTTCAGGTGTAGCTACAGTCTTAGCCAACATCTGAAACGTCCCTGCAATGTCATTAGATATTTTCTCTGGTCTGTAGTAAGGATCACCTCTTTTATTCAGCGGAACTCCATCTTCTCTCCACCCACCTTCTGGCACAGGACCAAAGCCCATCTTTCCTACATGGGATGCAACTTCAGGATTCCACATGAAAGGGATTAAAGGTTGCACTGGAGCACTAACAGCATAAGACCCATAGAAATGTTCAGTAGCTTTTGATTCAACAGTTTTAGGCATTTCAAGTTTTGGAACCTCAGGTTCAACAGTTGGCTCAGATGGCTTATCAAATAAGTCAAGAGCACTTACAGCTTTGACCTTACCCCCAATGCCTTTAGCAATCATTTCCTTAACTATCTTTGCCTTATCCAGATTCTCTAAAAAGCTCTTAGTCTCCGGAAGCCCTCTAGGACCATACTTTTTAACATTATTAGGTCCCATGTTATGAGCTGCTATAGCCTTCTCCCATGAACCTAGTCTATCATAATTCTGTCTTAAGTATTTAGCTATATAATCTATGGAAGCTACTGGATCCTCAGGGTCTACATCAGGATGCTGACTAGGCATTATCTGGCCTATTCCCATAGCCCTTCCACGCTTAGTCTCAGGGCCTATAGCTTTAGGATTAAAGCTACTTTCTAAATGAAACATATTAGGCAGTAATCCTTTAGGAACTTTATACTTCCTTTGTGCAGATTCTATATAACCTTTATAAGGTTCAGACTTTGGTCCATAAGTAAATGAATAAGATAGTTCTTCAGATGAAGAAGTCGACTTTACCTCACTTGTTTCTTTGAATAGATCAAGAGCCGATGGCATATTTAATAGTCTCCGTATCACCTGAAGGCCATTTGACCTTCCAGATTATGTCACGCTTGTTGTCAGAAAAGTTAACACCAACTACAGTTCCACCACCTGCAGCAATTTTACTTTCTATGTAAGCAGCAGCAGCCTTTGGTTTAGCATTTGAATCGTCTGAGAACATATACTGCATTCTTACAGCTGAGCTATTTAAATACTCATTAACATCATCTAACCACTTTGGGTCCTTGAAGTAGATCTGACCTTTAATATCAGCCATAGCTTTCTTCTGTTCAACTTTCTCACCGACAGAGATTCTAGTAGCTCCAGATTTTCTAAGACCAGTTTCCATTTCAAGCATCTCTGGATTTTCTTCTAAGTATTCAAGAAACTTAGCTCGCTCTGGTGCTTCAAACTCATTAATAAAATCTTTATAAGACATAATATCTGAATCACCAGACGTCCTTGCCTGATTAACATAGGCAGCATAGTTCCTACGCTCCATTGGAAGTGATTGCCATTCTCTTAATGTGACAGCTCCTACATCAGGAACCTGAATTGGGAACTGTCTATCAAGTGGCTCACCTTGTATTATATCTTGCACCTGAGCCATTTTAAGAATAGTATCAACATCACTTTCCATTTTCCTCTGCTTAAGCTGCTCTATATTCAAAGCACCGCTTAGTGCATTAGATACGTCCTGTGGAGTCAAGCCAGCTAGATCGGCCGCTGATAGGCCTAGCTGACTAGGAGAAGGGTTTAAGAAATCTAAAAACCCTCCTTTCTTTGCTTCTGGTAAGTTAGGCATTCCAGGCACTTGTACGTTAGGTGTTTGTACTCCTGATAAGCCAGATGAGAGAAGATTTGGCGAGCTACCTTGTGGAGCTCCCATACCTCCTTCTTTGTTTTCAAAGACACTTGGCGCTAGAGTCATGTTTAAACCTTTGTTATTAACACTCATCTTCGAGTCACCAAGTTTTCCAGCAAGCATCTGTCTAAAGACAGATATTAATTCATTCTGATGCTTAGATTTAAAACCTGACTGAACTAATTGATTCAAGTTCTGTGTCCAAGGCTGTTCATTAAGCCCTGCACCAGCAGCTGAAAGCGCTTGCATTAAAAAATCAGTATTTATAGGCATTTTCTTACTCCTTTCAAGTCTGTTCAAAAATCGTACATACTAAAATAATGACATTGCTAGACCAAGTGCACCGCCTATCATAGCTCCAACAGGATTACCACCACTTGCCATATATCCAGCTGCAGCTCCAGACATAGCCCCACCAACAGTCTTTTGCATCGTGCTAGGTTCATTTTTATCTGCAGTAGCTGCTGCACCTGTCAAGGCACCAAGCATTGCTCTAGCATTTTCAAACAAGTTAATATCCCACATAGCGTCTTTAGCTTGATACTCAAGCGCATCACGCTCTGCATCCATCCTTAAAGAATAATATAATTTAAAGAGTTCACCATAGACTCGAATAACAGCTTCATTCCAATCTACATGCTTATTCCAGATTTGTACCGAGACATCTAACACATGAAGACGTATTTGAGCTTGGAATTTGTTAATAGCTTTCAAATATCCATCTTCGAGAATATTAGCTCTTCCAATAATAAAGGCAGATGATTGTACTGCATTAATATCTCTCATCCCTGCATCGAATCTTGGAAAGACAGCTGAGTCAAGTTCATCAAGTAAAACAGCTGACTGCGCTGCTACTGCATTAGCTATCTCACCTCCATCAAGTACATCGTCATAAGTCTGACTCCACAAATCATGTAGATCTAGACCAGCCATGAACTTTCCAAACATATCCCAAAGTGAGGGAAAGTCACCTATTGAATAGCCATCAGAAAAGAATGCATCGCTTAAATCTATTGATTCATAATCTGCATAAGGTGAAGCTCCAAGAGTTACATTAAAGATATCTATGAAGCTTGAAGTTGGACTATCAGCTCCAGCATGGTTTAGGATACTACTATGTGCACTTTCTAAATAAGGTGCATAACGCACAGTGGTATCTCCACCACCATCATCGTCTTTTCCACCACTCATAGTTCCCCCTATAAAATCTTTCTACATATAGTTTTATGTTTTTCAAATCCTAATGATTCAAGGATTTGTCCTATTCTTTTATTTGAATACTCAGCCACTATAACATTACAGTCATTCGCTTTTGCAAACTTTCTTATTCCTTCATATAACTCATCCATTAAATCTTGAGATATTAATCTAAAACCATAGAGTGTGTCTACTAATAAAGCTTTAACACCATAGTTTTTTTCATCTGATATTTTGGTAGTAGCAATATACTGAAGTCTCCTATTTCCTTCATCGTCAAACTTATACCCAAACCAGCACTGAGCTAGTCCAGAAAGATGATGTTCAAAGGATCTATTTGTAAAATCTTGTTGAAAATCTTTTGGTATTTTATAAGCACTAATCATTGACTGCTTTATAAGACTCCAAAAAATCGCTGTCTGTTCAGGCTGTAATTTAATAAGCATCTAAAGGCCCTTTCGGATCACGAGTGAAACGCTGATCTATAAATTTAAGTTGAATGGCTATCTTAGACAAATCAAAAGGTTCATAGTCTTCACTCTTTAACCTAATTCTAAATTCAACAGCTGCTACCCTTATAGAAGCAACTCCCTCTTTATTCAACTGAGTCCATGGAGAAGTTTTAAATTCCTGTCTTCTATCATATCTGTAATCAATAGCTGCCCAGAGCTGAAGTGGAGATGTACAATCAAAGTGAACTGATTCTATTGACTTAAGCCCGCTGTGTTTGAAGTCTAAAACATCAGTGCAGATGGCAACTGGATTATGTTCAGATTCAGATGGAGCTACTAATTTCAAATCACTGTAGACTCTATAAAGTCCATTAACTAATGCATATCCACCAGTTAAAATGCTCTCATTGAATATATACCCTGTCGATGCATCACTGATGTAGAGTCTTTGCTCTGCCTCATCCCAAGACATAGTTGGATTTGTTAGTGGGAGTAGAAACTCTTCATATCCAAACTTTTCAAGCCCTTGAGTTGAAAATTTACAAAGGCATCCAAGGATGTCTACAAAGTAATGAATATTCTTATCTCCACACACAGCTGTTTTATTCTTAATTCCTACTCTCGATACATCTTTAAATCCAAATGTAGCGGCTGGGCTGTCTGTAGGAAATGCAACAGTTATTCCACCACTCCCGTAGATAGCTACATTTTTATCTATTTGTAGTGTCTGATAAACAAATCCAGGCCAAGCCATTGGTCTACGACCTGCCTCGTTTAATCTATCAAGTATCATATCTACATCACCAATCTTACTCCATGCTACCCAGTTTGCCTTTTCCCTATTAACTATGCAACTGCCATTAATAGACATTTCAAGAGTTAATTCATCTGCATCAACAAATGCTGCAGACGGAACTTCTCCAGATATAGATATCTCCATCACAAGTTCAAGATCATCCATTTCGTAAAAGTCTTCAAGAACATTTCCAGAGATAGATATCTCTAATATCGGAATTCCTGCATAGTTGTTAGCCTCACAATTAAAAGTTACATCATTATCATGGTCATAGATTGGAGGAGTAGTAGGTGCCTCAGTTGTTAACATAGTTGTAGGAACAACTGTAGTCGGTAATACTGTTGTAACAGGAGGTGGAGACGTAGGTGGAATTGGTGAAGTAGGAGCTACAGTAGTTGGAGGAGCACCTGTCGTTATTGTAGTAGTAGGAACAGCTGTAGTGGGTGGAACAGTAGTGGGTGGTGCTGTAGTCGGAGTCATGTCTTCAAGAATAAGTTGATCAATTCTTAAATAATGTCCTACAATTCCATAAGTTTCATGAACTATTTTTATCTTAGCCTGTCCACCACTAGACCAATTAGCTGTGTCTAAAGTAGCCCATTCATAAGTCTGATCAGATGATTCGTTAGGTATAGTTCCAAGCTCTGACCAATAACTAAAATGATAGTTCCATGCATAAGCTTTGACTATATGAATACTGCTACCTTCATAATAGCCAACCATCTTCGGTCTGAAGTGGGATACAGTCCCAGGAATGGATTCAAAAACGAACTCATAGTCAAAGCCTGGCTCTGCAGCTTCTTCATTTAAACCTAACTTATTCCCATCATCAGTTGTAGTCCTAGCTATTGTTCCCCAAGCTATACTACCAGTATTTATAGTGAGACTATCTACATCATACCAGGCCATTAGTTATCTCCTAAACACTTGCCAAAGCAACAGTAATGTTAGCTATTGTCAACGTTCCACCATTGTAAGCTGTTTTGAGCATACCAAAGTCAATGTAGCCAACTACTGGATCATTTACTAATGTATCATCAAGGATAATAGCACCCGCTGCAGAGATATTTCCTCCAGCAGCTGTCCATACTTCATTATCCCAAGTTACTAAAGTAGCATTTAAAACATCGCTTCTTGTAGTAGCTACACCAGCAAGTGTCTCACCACCAGCTGTATAGCCATTAGCAGTTGGCAACTCATTGCCTGATACATCAACATACTCATCATGAGTAGCTCTGTTAAACGTAAAGCCTTCTTCCATGAGAATAATTTGAAAAGCATCATTGTCAAAGTCTGGTGCACCAGCCGACATTAACTCAGTCCAATTATTAGAAATTTGTGAAGCCATTTAGAACTCCTTTATAAGTTTGTTCGATTTTTGTACATACTAAAATTCCATAGGCCAAACTTGTGGTTCTGCGTTTCTCCCTCCTTCTGTATTTACAGGGATAAGTATTTCATCATAAGGAGTATCACTTAAAAGCTCAAGATTAGTATTCCAGGCAGCTCCCCAATTTCTACTTGCTATACCTGTTCCTTCAGTTCCAGTTCTCCCTGCTACTTCATATCTAAACATCATTATTTTCCCTGTTAATTTATTCATAGCTGAACATGCAGTACCAAACCATG